CCCCGCTTGCTTGCAATTCAGTATAATCAATTACATCTTCTTGGCCGGCGCTGTTTTTGTAAGCGGCCAGCTTCCTTGCCTGTTTTTGTTCAATTTCGTTTGCGGTCTTTATAAGCGCTTTAATTGCACCGCGGATTTTGTCCGGTGAACTGTTAGGAGTTAAACCTTCCGTGTTGCGCTCAACTTCCGGCAAGCTGTTGATTCCGGTTACACCGTGGTCATTCGCATACTTGACCATAACGTTACCCAAACCAATAAGCCTGTTTACAATTTCACCACGGGCCTCCAGCCACTGGCGGCGCTGTTCAACATTGCCGGCGCGTGAATCCCAAATTTTCAATGTTTCATTCCAGCTTGAAAACGGTCCAACAATTGAACTGTCTTGGTCAAGCAAATTTAAAACTTCTTGCGTTTGCGCTTTAATGTCCATTGCGTTTGCTTTTGCTTCATTATACGCTTTTTCATCTTCCAAATAGTTTTTGGCTTTTTCTTTTTTGTATGTCGCCTCATCAATGCCAAGCGAAGCCATATCATCACCGGCACCGCCAAAATCAACCAAATTGCCAAGTGCCAGTTTGGTTTTGGCCAATTGTGCCTGTTCAGGGGTTATTTGCCCACTGGCAAGGGCCGCGTCAATCGCTTGGTTTTGGCGGTCCATTTCTGCTTGTGCATTTTGGCGGGTTATTCTATCCCTTGCGGCCGCCAGTTCCAAAGATTTACGGTTTTGCATATCCATTAACTGCACACGGCGGTTAAAATCTAACTCGTCTGCTTCTTTTTCTGCCATGGCCTTTTGGTAGGCTTCCGGATCAAGGTCAATTTGCGCATTTTTTATTGCCTCTTGGTCGCCGCTTTTCAGCGCTTCTTGGTATGCTTCATATTTGCGCTGGTCTTCATCTGCTTTTTGCTTGTCTTTATAAGCCTTAATAGATTGCGCCAATGTAACACCCAAATTGGGCTGATTTTCAGGAATAGCGGCTCTTCTTAATGCACCCAAACCAATTTGCGCCGTTGTGCCGGCATAATTACCACCAATCATTTATTTACCCCCCGTCGCTTGTTTATAGTTTGCCACCGAATTTAACAGGCTGGACCACCCGCCGCCGGCGTTGCCACCTGAAGCATAAGGGTTTTGGTTGTATCCGCTATAAGCACCCAAACCAGCACCAGCAACAGCACCTATCGGACCGCCCGCCAAATACCCTGTAATGCCACCAGTTATCGCACCAGTTAAAGCACCACCAAAACCGCTTTTTGCGCTCGCTTTGGCGTTTTCATAATCAACCGCGGATTTTGCAGTTCCGGCAGCATAAATATTTTGCTGTTTTTCATATTCTGAAGGTGAACCTTGCAACGTGCTATAAATCTGATTGATATAATTCTGTTGCGCGGTGTTGC